CTTTGAATTATGTTTTCGTTTATTCCAAAATAATTTAATATCTTATTATCAATCGATTTTATTTGTCCATCAGATGCTGTTGTTGGTTCTATCTTAACCGGTGTAAAATCTGTTGAAGCGTCTAATCCACCAATTCCGCTATCATCTGCATTTTCAACAAAGTCTTTAACGAATTGATCTCTCATTTTTTTGACATCTTCTGGCTTTAACATTGCTTGGGTAGATTTAATTACACCCTTTATTGATTGTGTTGTCTTTATAGCATTTATTATTCCTTCATCTAATACATGTTTCATAGATAAAGTTTTTACTATTGGCGTTGTAGTGCCTCCAAATAAACCATTTTCACTTACAAATCTTGTTAAATGAATACATGAACTTAACGGAACAAATCTCTTTTTACTATATCCAAACTGAAATTCAAGATATATTTCTTGCTTGTATTCGTACAGTTTTACAGAATTAAAATTCAATGGATAAAGTCCTGTAACTTTTAAATTTTCATCCTTCTGTACATAAATAAATGAATTATTAAACATTTCTAATTCTGATATTACGTGATAATAGAACCTATATGCATTTTGTAATTCATTAGGTCTTCTTGATAAAAGTCTATATAAGCTATCTTCTAATATTTCATATCCTTTTGTATTCTTTCTAATATGTTTAGCATGCATTTTGGCGCCATTTCGTGCAATTGTGTCAACACAAGCCCTTACATCTGCATCATTAAAAAAATCACCATTATATCTAGTGAATATTGCTTTACTATTATCGAATATTTTAATTTCTGTTGCTGTTTGAGGTGTCTTATCTTCTTTTTCACTACCAAATATTCTACTAATTAAGCTCCTTCTTTGCATTCTATACCTCCTCACTAATATAATTTAAATATTCTTGTTGCTTATTGACATATATTACATAAGCATCCATTAAACTTGCTGCACCATCTATTCTTTGACGTGATTTTTCTTTTGATAGCATTATGTTCTCATTATCATCCATCTTAACAACTACATTTGATAAGTTCCACTTTAAAATTGGATTATTGTTGTAGTTTATTTTCTTATCCATTAGATCTGCTTTCATTTGTTTTAATGGCACTGATTCAGTTTTATATCCTTGTCTAACCTCAACCATCTGAAATCCATATTGTTTCATTTCATCACACCAAAATTGAGCATTCCAACTGTCATAACCTATCCAAAGTGGTCTTAAATCAAATTCCTGGACTTGTTCCAAAAACCATTTAGTAACATCATGATAATCTATCTTTGAATCACCACTTAATCGTAACCAACCATTTTTTAACCATTTATCATATGGAATTTTGTCGTCTATTACCTTTTTTTCTAATAGATTTGTAGGAATCCAATACATTTGTTTAATTCTAATCTTTTTGTTTTTAACACCTAACAATGTAGCACATGTTAAATCGGTTGTACTTGATAAGTCACATCCACCAATACAATATGTATCTTTCCAATCAGAATAAAGTTCCTCATTATTTAAATCTTCAAATGTCAACCAAGCATTTACTGAATTTTGTCGTACATTAAAGTCTTTACATAATAAATTAACTAATTCTATTGGATTTGCTTTAGCTCTTTCAACCTTTTCACGAATATCTTTAATTGATTTAATGGTTCCTAATGCTGGATTTGCTTTCATCCAACATTCTTCATCTAACCATTCCTTTTCTTCATCTAATTCATAGATAACAGGAAATAATATCTCATCTGGTACTGTTCCATCTATCACTTGACTTGCATAATCGTATTCAATATCAAATACATTTTGCCTTACAGTTCCCATTGTGGAAGTTTCAAGTAATAGAGGTTGTTCTCTTGCACTCATTGAATCATACATAACATCCATTAAGTTTTTATCTTTCCAAGCATGGACCTCATCACATATAACTAATGATGAATTTAAACCATCTAATGAGTTACTATCACTTGCTAAAGCTCTAAAAAAAGAATCCGTAGCATCATAATATATTCCTCCAATTAAACATCTAATTCTTTTATTTAAGCTAGGAGACTTCTTAATCATTCTTTTTGATTCTTCCCATACTACCTTAGCTTGTTCTCTTTTAGTTGCTACTGAATATATTTCTGCGCCACCTTCGCCATCTTTTGTAAGCATGTAATTTGCTACACCAGAGTCTAATGCAGATTTCCCATTTTTTCTTGCAACGAATAATAGTGCTTTTTTGTATTTTCTTAAGCCAGTATCTTTATCAACAAATCCAAATACTGTTTGAAGGAAAGCTTTCTGCCATAATTCCAGCTTAAGAGGTTTTCCAGCCCATTTACCTTTAGACTGTCTACAATATCTTTCAATAAAATTAATACATTTTAAACTTTTCTTTTCATCAAATATGTAAGTATGTGTTTCTGTTTCACCAGTAAGTTTATTATAAAAAGACACAACTTTAGGTGTCTTCAAATCTTCTACTACTCGTGCATAAACAGTTTTTACTTTTTTACATACCTTATTTGGATTTGCTTTTATCCAATTGTTATATTCTTCTATATATGTCAACTTAAATCATCCTGGTCAAAAGGATCATAAGCACCCTCTGGAGTATCCTTAGGTAATAAATCATTTATTTGTTTTATTGTAGATTGATAATTTTTTATCATAGCATTATATTGAGTAAGTGCTGGATTGGCTCTATCAATACTGTACTTACCTTGAGACATCTCCGTAACTACACCTTTATTCATTTCTCTTTTTAATTTTGTTAAAGTTGTTTTCATGAATTCTGCTTCTTTGATTAAAGCTAATCCTAACATGCCTTTTTCATTATCCATCTCATTAAACAATTCTTTCAACGATTTAAAATTAACTGCTTTGATTTTTACCATATTATCACCTACTTTCTCAAAAGATGGGGGGTATATGCGCGATTATGCACATTTTTCGGACCCTCATGCCTCGGTTTCTCATTAGCACAGAAAAACAGAGGATAGCCCCCTGTTATTCTTTTTTTATTAAGTTACCATTATCGTCAAACATAAAGTCTTTTCTAACAGCGACATCTTGATGATGCTCTTGTTCATGACATTCTTTGCAAACACCTTCAAGATTGTTTTCATTTAATGTTATGTTCATATCATATACGTTTGTGTTATCTAAATATATCTTGTGATGTACTATTCCTATTCTTCTTTTTTCTTTTGGTAGCCATTCACTTATACCATCAACATAAACTGGTTTATGACATCTTGAACATAATAAATTTTGTTTTAACCATACATTCTTTCTTACTGTCTTCCATGCTTTAGAATTATAAAAATCTTTTCTTATTCCATAACTCATTTTCTTTTTTCTACATTCTTTTTAGGTTTAGTAGCTTTTTCTACTGTCTTAGTTTCTTTTTGTACTAATTCAACAAATGCACATTTATGTTTATTATTTCCTAATAACACATCTAATCTTTCTTTATCTACTTCCCATTCATAACCTATTTCTGGTATCTTATTTAATTCGTTATCTCTTATATTTTTTAATTTATATGTTTCTAATGCTCTTACTAAATATTTCATTTTATTTCCTCCTAACCAAAATATTTATCTATATCTTCCTGTGTTGCTGTTTGTGTTGTATCTTTACTTTCTACTGACGAAATTAAAGTGTTCATTAAACTAACAAAACTCATTTCTTTCATATCGTCTAGCGATATATTTAATCTTTTTGATAATGAAACAATGTCGTATTCATCTACTGTTTCATTACTATTGCTAGTTTTGAGTGACTTGTATTCGCCCTGATAAGGGAGATGTGGCAACTTCCACCACCTCATTTATCCATTCAACATCATCAAATAGTCCGTCTATTGATTTTAAGAAATCTTCGAAACTTGTCACTTGTGTTTTATCTGCTTCCTCAATCATTACAAATGCAATTCTCAACAATATATCTGTCAAATCATCAAATTTATCTATTTGAATTGCTTGTGATTTATCAGCTATTTGTGCTATGCTCTGTAGATCATTTAAAAACTTTCTTCCAGTATCATTTTTATATTTAAACTGCGTATATGCGCTTGATTTAATTGTATATTCTTTGCCTCCTATTTTTATTATCTTTCTCATGTTTATTCTCCTTTCTTTCTCTTATTTCCAAAATGTATTATTAGTATTGTTGCACATATTATTATTGTTTTTAGTACTGAATCGCTCATATTTACCACCTACTTTTTTATATTCTTCTTTTTCTAATTCTTTTTGACATTTATTATATCTAGGACATTTCTTACAACTTTGATTATATTTAAAACATAAATTTAATGTATTCTTTTCCTTCATAATATCACCTACAAAAAAAGAACATATTTCTATGTTCTAAAATAAATATAGGATTTGAACCAATACCACTAGGCTGTTTAATCTAATTAATAACTTGTATTAACCATTATAGTAAATATACCTAGTATGCTATCCATTACACCAATTTATTTATTGTAGTCCCTAAACCTCACATAGACTACATGTCTCGCACCAGTGTAGATAAAAGAGTAAATACTCAGTTATAGGAGTTATATATGAAATCATTAGTTCTAATTGCGAGATTTCCGTACTTAATTAATACTGTACCGACGATATAAAGATATAGTGGTTAATTATCAATACTATATCATTCGCTTAACCAATACCCGTATTATTGTGCTTTTATACCATCAGTACACTATCAATTAAGATAGTGCCAACATATTACTCATAATTCAAATGAGTGCTATTTGACTCCTAGCAGGGCATGAAGGTCATGACCAACGTGAAACCCCGCTCGCTCACGTGAACATAG